CCCAAGTTAATTTATCCTGGTCGGATTCTGAAATCTTAGCATTATCTGGTGTTCACGGGAAGAAATTTGGATCTAATGCTAAGGTGGCTCTCAAAAGGGAGCAACATAAAAAGGGATTGGACTATGAGAATACAAACTGTGAAGACATTGATCTTTTTATGTCAGACTTCTCTATGCATCTCGAGAATGAGTCTTATGGCTTAACTACTGAAGAGGAGGACATTGGCAATCTTATTCAAACAGGGTATGAACCACATGGCACTCCAGAGAGTGAGAACATTCCCCTTCAGTCCTATAGAAAGTACATAAGAACAGATATAGCGGCATGGGCCCGTTTTGTTACTAATTGTTCATTAGAACTATCTGCATCACTTTACCAAAACTGCTCTAAGGATGAATGGATAATTAAAAAGATTAGGGATTATGATGCTTACATACTCTGCAAACCCACCAACTCAAGATCTCACATTTTCTACTCCTTGCTCATTCCTAATGCTGAACTGGTGGAAGAATACAGGTATCCCACCACTCCTATACTTAGAATGGGAGAATATTTTGTGACTGAGATACAGTCACTAAATGCTAGTAAGCTTCTCAATCACATCAGATTTGAGAGCTTTGTGCTAACGATGTTTGGGCAATGGGCTAGATACTTTGAGATTGACCCTATTGATTTGGCGTCAGGGAATGCAGACCTCTCTCAAATAGGACCAATGATGGCCTTAAGTTGTCTCATCACATTAGATGACAAGGAGAAAACGGAAAATGCCTGTAGTCAGCTTAGGTATTTGAGTATGGAAGGTTTTAAGTCTTATCCTGCTATTCCCAGACCAGGAAAAGTCCTAAACAAGATGCCCACTGTTTTCAGGAGTAGGCTACAAATATGGGTTACTAGGAAGTTGCTCGAGGAGATTGGCAACATCTCTAAAACAGAAGGTTATCAGTGCATCAAACAATATCAGGATAAAGACGGTAAGACTTCTAAGTCAGTACGCTGGAGTGACCTCAGAAATCCCTACACAGGAGACATCCTTACTAGTGCAAACCACCTCTTTGAGCTGTATTACATAGGATATGCAAAGAACAAAGATGAAGTAGCAGAACTTAATAGTCAGTTTGCGTTGATTGAAAAAATCTTAATTGATGAAAGGCAGTGTTTCTCATTAACGGAAGAGGAGATGGCTGCTGGTGAAGCAGAGGTGGAAGAAGACCCTAAGTTCCTCACATACTCATCCAATCACATTAAGGTGATGACTGATAATCTAAAGAAGAGGTATAAGGACATGCTAGGAAGGGATTGGCAATCAATAATAGAAAATGCCATTTTAAAATCTCTAGCTGAGATAGAAGTGTCAGAAGTCGCAAGTTTAAAGGCTTCTAGTAGGTTCTGCAAAGAGAAAGAGATCAACAGTACTGAGTTTGAATGTCATAGGATTCCAGTCATTCAAGCAATGTTTGAAGAGTTGGGCAGCATTCAGGCGTCTCCGATCCTTTATCTTAGTGATTGTTTAAGAAAGCTTGAGTCACAGAGGACTATATATGTTGACATCTTTAGGAAGAATCAGCATGGGGGGCTAAGAGAGATTTACGTACTTGAGTTCAAGGCTAGGTTTGTTCAGCTTGTGCTAGAAAGAATATCAAGAGTTCTGTGCAGTTACTTCACATCCGAGACTATGACTCATCCTGAAATGAAGCTTAAAACACAAGTGCATCACTCATATAGATGT